AAAAAACACCCCAGAACCGAAGTTCTGAGGTGTAATATACTCTTGATATTCTCTTTTCCGAAAAATTATCTCTTTGATAACTCCAAACGCCTATTTTACGGCATTTTTTGACCGTTTGTCAGTTACCCGTCTTTTACGCATATTCTCTCAAGCGTTTTCCCGTTGCTTTATTATATCACAACTGCTCGAACTGTACATGCTCGGATTCTCCGGAGAGGTAAAGGTCGCCGATTGTTCTGACCATCTTCTTTCCGTCGACAACATGAATCTCTTTCACATAATATGACTGTCCTCTGATAGCACGACCGCAGATGTTGTCATTGCCCCATTCTGCCGAACGTCTGATATTGAGTGAACCGTCACAAATGACTGTCACCCTCATTTTGCCCTGCGGAATGATGACCTTGTCCTCCTGCTGCTCCTCTGTTGCCTTGTCCGGCTCTGTATTCGCCCCATTTTCGCCATTTTCCTGTTCGGTCGGTGGATTTGTCGCCTTATCCTCATTTGAGGCATTCTCGTCGTCCTCTGCGTTCTTCTGCGATGTTTCCTGCTCATTGTCTCCGGTTGCAAGTTCGCTCACATCGTCATTGACCGTTGTCATTTCCTTGAGTGTCTCTGCGTCTACTGTTCCGGTCTTGTTTCCGTCCGCATCGTATGTGTTGACACTGCCGTCCGGATTTGTCTGCAACGCTCCCTCCGGAACATCATCCGTGAGCGAACCGATGACCTTTCCGGTTTCATCCCAAACAACGAGGCTCTCGTCCTTTGCTGCTGCCCTTAATGCTGCATCAAGTTTCTTGTACTCTTTGCAGTCCTCTTTCTTGAACTCTGTTCCTTTGCCTAAATAGTATAACATGTTTATTCCTCCTGCTATCTCAAAATTCTATTGACTTCGTTCTGAACTGCCTTTGCATCATATCCCGCTGCTGCGAGGCGGTTTGTTCTGTCGCTACCGTTTCCCCACTTTCCGTTGATGACCTCTTTCGCTACTTCATTGATGCTTTTGCTCGGTGTCGTTGCATTCCCTTTCAAAATTCTGTTGACTTCGTTCTGAACTGCCTTTGCGTCATATCCTGCTGCTGCGAGGCGGTTTGTTCTGTCGCTACCATTTCCCCACTTTCCGTTGATGACCTCTTTCGCTACTTCATTGATGCTTTTGCTCGGTGCTGATGTTCCGGACGCTTTTGAACCTGTTGTCAGATTTGTCGCAACGTGAGCGTTGTCGTTGAGGAGAATGTCTCCCGCAAATAAATATGCATCCGATGTCAGATATTTGCTTTCTGTCAGCACCTCGAATCCTGCTGTCTTGAGTGCTGCCCGCAGGTTTCCAGTATAACAAGCCGTACTCACCTTTTTCAGTGCGTCAATTCCCAGTCTGTAACCTGCTCCCTTTACGATTGCAGCGACACCGGATGAACAGTCTGCCTCACATGCGACTGTAATCTGTGCAGGGTCGTAGTTGGAATCTGCAAGGTTCGTCCAAAATGTACCCCTCTGTGACTGGTCATATCCTATGAGGTTGTTGTTTGCTGCTGCCTTTGCCATGCTTGCAATCATCGCTCTCACATCCGCATTCGGATGACGGAGAACACATTTCCACGGTCTGTTATACCAATTTATTACCCGCCATTCTGTACCTGTCTGGTCTCCTGCTTTTCCTCCGGAATATCTTCCGTTTTCATCATGTCCGCAATTTGAAATCATTTGTTTTCCTCCTTGTCAAAATCGTCTGCTTTGAATCCGCACAATTCCGGATTCTTTTCTTGTATCTTGTCATATATCATCAATCCCGCCACGATTAGAGGTGTACACCACCACATCACCGCAGCAGGAATTGAAATGATGAATCCGGTCAACCTTGTTATGTGTTTCCCGAATTTTGCCTCGTCCGTGTCAGAATAGCAATCCCCGTATTCTCTCATTTCTTCCCGAATTTCTCTGTCTAAATCAAAAGAAATTTTCCAAAAATACAGATTTACCGCCACCCATACGATGACAGCGACGATTGCATATATCAGCACGATTGTGTGTGCGTTTCCGGTTGCGAAATCACATATCCTTTTCAACCGTTTCACCTGCCTCACCGCTCACAAGCGTCTGCATCGCTTTGTTGCTCTCAAGCATCTTTTTCATTCTCTCAAGTGCCTCGTCGACCATCATCGAAAAAGCCTCGAACGAAATCACTCTCGCAAGCCATGTGAACCGTGCGACGAACATATCATATACATATCGCAGTTTGATTTGACCTGTACCGCCTCCCAGTTCCTTTTCTGCCTTTGTGACTGCATAGAGCAGCCATTCTCTCACTTTGTTCAACTGTTTGTCTGACGGCATTTTCACGAAAACATATACTGCATATCCTCCCGCTGCACATACTGCAATCAGACCCACAATCACAAACCAATTCTCGACGATGTATTTCATCCTTGTACCTCCTCGTCATCCTGTTCCGGTTCGTCATTGTGTTGTATTTCTCCGTTTGACTTTGTTCCCTTGACCGTTTTCACGGACTTAATGAGTGCCATCGCCCCGCCCTCGACTGATAGAAAACGGAATACATTCTCAATCAGTGTCGACGGTTCTGAACCCGTCCGCAAAAACACAAATATCATCACGACTGTAAAGATAAATGCTGCAAGAATCAAAGTGAATACAACACGTTTCATGAACAGACCGGACACCTTTTTGTCATGTCTCTCTTTTCGCTCCCTTATCCGGTACATTCTTTTCAGATGCCGGATTCTGATGCGTCGTTCCTGTTCTGTCATTCTCATGTATTGTCTCTTTTCTGTGAGGTTGATTCTTGCCTGTTTCCTGCCCTCCTGTTATCGGTCGGAATGCTGTTCTCCGTCCAGTCTCTTGTGATAACTCTTGAGTGACTGTTCCACAATGACAACACGCTCTCTCAACTGTTTCATCTCCTCACGGTTCTCTCTTGATTCCCGTTTGATGTCCTTGATGTCGTCTGCGATGTTCTCAAGTTTCGCAACCACCATTGTGTCATTTTCTGCTCGTCTCTCCGTTTCTTCCTGTGTGTCTTTTTTGTCGTTCCTCTGCTTTGAGCAGATTCCGAAAAAGATTGCGAATGCAACCGACACTCCGGAGATTAGCAAGGAAACCTCAATCGTCAACGGCGTTCTCCTTTCCGAACTCTGTCGCCTCGATGTCGTCGGTGTCGCAGTATTTCCGCATGTGATATTCGAGAACATCCATCTCCCTGTCTGTCTCCTCTACCTCTTGCCGGAGTTCCGCTCTGACCGCCTCCTCGATTTTCGACTGTTCAATGATTGTTTGCTGTTTTTTCACGATTGCCGATAGATTTTCCGTCACATCGCACAATCGTGATATTATTTCAAGCGGACTCATTCTGTATCACCGCCGGAGAATTTTTCTCCTGTGATATATTCATATTCATCCGCTGAAATACTGCCCTTTGCGACACGCTCGGAAATCTGTTCCTTTGTGAGAGTGCCTTTTTTGTACATTCTTTTGAGACTTTCAACAAGCATTTTCATACTAAATCAACCCCTCCTCAATCAACTGCTGTGTGTATTCGTCAATGACCGCATCTTTCTGAAACTGTGTCACTGATTCGACGATTCCGGATGTGTTCTCCTCAACGACTGACTTCATGAGTGCCATGTTCTCATATTCCTTGACTGTCATTTCTTTCTCGTCATACTGCCATTCGGTCACTGTCTGCATCTTTCCGTCGCTGCCCTCAACCTCTCTTGTCACCTGTTCGATGTTCTTACGCAGGTAAACCGTTGACGGCGACGATGTCCTGTCGACCTCCTCCGGCTTGTCCGGCTGTGTTCCTGTCACCTTTTTCCAGTCTGTCATGTTCATTCTCCTTTCTGCTATGCTTTGAAACTATCCTCTTGAGTTTCTTGACGTTGATTTTAGGTTTGATGTAATCAATGTAATAGTTGTATGTGTCCGTGTGTTTGAACAATCCCATATATGACAACATCACCGATGCGTTATACCATGAGATTTTACTCTGCTTTGAGATATGGTTTGCCTTGCGTCTCGCAGCCTCAATGGTTCAAATTCAAGTAATCCGCACCGCAGTTCTCGCCATTGTTACAGTTACCGCCGACAAGGGCGACCGCAGGGAGCAGGAACACCGCCCGACACCGCACCCTATATCCCTATATTCATTTTTCTAAAAACGACCACACCGCCTAACGGCGGGAATAGCGGAGGCGTTCCCCCTCCGTTCCTCCCCCTGCTGCTTACGCAGCGATAGGCTGTTCTAAGAAAACGGACGCACCGATGCCCCGGCCCGCATTGCCCGCAGAAGCGTTCAAACCCAAGCAATCCGCACCGCAGTACTCGCCATCGCTACAGTAACCGCCGACAAGGGCGACCGCAGTAATTCCGGCATTCCACCAAAAATAGTCACATGTGTATGTGCTACTGCTGCCACCTATTGAATTGACAATGCGTCCGAATCTGCTTGACTTTGTTCCTTTCTGATAACCGTTGCCGGATGATGCGAATGTGATTCCGACCTTTTCAAAGTCCTTTCCTGTCAGATTGTACGGTGGTGTCATCTTTGCAAGGATTTCACCGCCTACCATCAACAGACCGTTGATTCTATCCCAACGGTTGCCCCACGGTTTTTCCATGTAGAACACTTTGACCTCATGTGTTGTGTCGTTATATCCGAAAAACTGTCCTTTGTCCTTGAGTGTTCCGGTTGCAAGATGCCCGTAATTCTGTGATGCGTCGTTCACATATCCGGATGTCTGACCCTGTCCGAATGCAGTCTGTGAATTGTCTGTCTTTGACATAATCTTGAGCATACAATTCAACAGGTTTCGTTTGCTCCATGAGCCGATATTCCATCCCGCACCGTTTGCCTTTGCTCTTGCAATCTCTGTTGATGCGTTTGTGTTATACATGAGTGCCTGTCCTGCAAGTGAGCGGATGCGTGTTCCATCATACGAACCGCCAAACATCGGGAAATAGAGTTTGTCCGCATGTGAACCGTCCTCTCTGACATATGCGTCATCGTTGTATGATTCATCGTACTGGACGTTTGAAATAATCATGTACTCATAATTTCCGACCTCAAACTGTGAGAGCCAAATCTTGCCCTTGTCACCGCTGCCATCGAATACGCTCATTGCATTTCCTCCGTATGCCGTGTTTGAGACATCGGATGCCGTTTTTCCGTCTGCTTTCTTTGTGTGGTCGTTCGGGTCGAGTTTATAATCTTCTGTACCGTCATATTTGACCATTGCCGGATAATTGTTCTTTACAAAAAAGACGTTTCCCCAGTCTCCAAAATCGAACCGTCCGGCAGAATAGTTCATCGCAGCAGGTGTCATTCCCACCGCATCGAAAAGATATGTGCATCGTGTCGCCGGATTGCTGTCATTTTTGTTGATTTTCATTCCGTAACGCTTTACACCCTTTATTCTTACATCTTCCCCGACTGCTGCCAGTATAGCGTTTGTATTCGCATATGTGCGGTCGAGTGTGTCTTTGTCTGCTACTTTTACAATCAAGTCTCCACTTGCCATTTTTTACGCCTCCCTTATCGTCAAAATTCCATCCTCAACCGTGAGGACACATGATTTCTTTGTGACGGTGTCAACCATAGTGTTGAGACCGTTCACAATGCCTTGACACGCTTTTGCTGCTGCACTCGCTGTCGACGCTGCATTGTTTGCCGTTGCTGCTGCACCGTTTGCACTGTTCGTCGCCTCTGTCATGTTCTTGCTGAAATTGTTCACGGTGTTCATATATCCCTGTGTCAATGTCAGTATTTCCTCATAACGGGCATTGTTGACGATAATCGGCAGGTCAAAGAATTTCTTTTTACCATCTCCCTGTCTGATTTGATAATGACCGGATGTGTCAATCTCAACTCCGATTTCTCTTTCCTTGAGAATCAGAGTGTCCTCAACTGCTTTCCAGTCTGCCGTTGTTCCGGTGCATGGTCTGATTGCTGCCATTGTTCAACCTCCTTTGCTCCGTGATTATGGAATATATCACACAATCACTCCTTTGTGTTCGTTTCGCCGTCTGTTTCCAGTATCATGGAATTATACTGCTAATTGTCGGGAGGTCGGCGTTCCTCCGTCAAAATCAACGCCCTCATTCGCATTTCTGACCTGTGGCGTTGCTCCGTCAATGAATACTGGTGTCACCGTTCGCAGATACGGCGTTTCTCCGTCACAATCAAGATACATGCTCGAATATAACGCCTCTGCACGGTTGAAATAGTCCTGCACACTCTCAAGGATTTTCTCTGCTGATGCAAGCAGTGAATTTTGAATCGTGTCATCAATATCCTTTTTGTCCTGCTCGACCTGTTTCTTTGCCTCTGCAACTGCCGTCTGCATCTGTGACACATCCTGTCGAATCTGTGTCGCCGTGTTCAATGTCGCCTCAAGCTGCTCTTGATTCTGCAATGCGTCCTCTGCCCGCTCTGTGACCTCTTTGCAGGCTGTTGTCGCCCTCTTGGATTCATCCGTTGCATCGTTCGTATTCTTGACCGCCTGTGAGGTGTCCTGCTGCCTCTGCTGCTCCTGTTGGATGCGGGTGTTTTCATTCTGCTGTCGATTATTCTCTGCGTTCGCTCTTGCCTGTTCTGCTTTTACTCTCGCATTTTCTGCGGTCACTCTTGCCTGTTCCGCTTTCTTGACCGCCTCATTCGTGCTGTCAATACTCTCAATGTGACCCTTGACACGGTTCTCAAGTTCTGTGAACTCATTCGCTGATAGAATCGCATTGTCGTTCCTCTGTGACGGTTCAATCTCTATTGTGAATGATGCGGATGTGATAACCTGTGAATCGTCACTCGTCCGGATTTCAATGTCGCAATACGCCGTTCCGGAGGCTGCAAGTGCTTGATTTGTCAATTCGACTGTCACATCCGAACCGGAATATGAACATGTGTTATATACATGTTTTCCGTCCGGTTTTGTAATGTTGATGACTGCTCTTGCCCCTGTCGGGATTGTGTACGGTTCGCCGTTGTTGAGCAGCCTTGCGATGATGAATCGTGTTGCCTTGTCTCCCTGCTTTGCTGATACTAAATATCTTTTAGTGTCTCCGGACATCTCAAGATTGATGTTCGTCGTCAATTTTGTCAACGCTGCCATGCTCTCACCTCCTCTCGGTGTTTATTGTTTATTCTTCCGGATTCTCCTGTGTGTCCTGTTCCTGCTCCTCGTCCGGTTCTGTTTTCAGAACTCTCTTTGCTGCTTTCTTTGCCTTTTCAAGTTCCTCATTTTTTTCTGTCATCATTGTATTTGTGGAGTTTATGAGTTCAATCTTTGCCTCGCTCCTTACCTCTGCCAGTACGGAGGACAAAACTCCGTCCATGATGCACGGAGGCAATGCATGTCTTTTCTGTATCGTCTCCATAGCATTGAGGATTTCTCCCTTTGCACATTCAATTCTCACTGCAATCGGTGTATTCATGATTATTCCTCCTTTGCCGTCTGTGTTGCTGTTTGTGCTGCAAGTAGCATGTCAAGTTTCTTGTCGATGCTCTGCAAGAGTTCCGTGTTTGTCTCCTCTGCTGATTCTCTTGTCACAACCTCTGCTGTCTCGTTTGGTCTTGAGTTGTCGGCAGCATCTTCCGGAATTTTGTACTCCGGTTCTGCTGCTCGTTTGACTTCCTCTGTCTGAATATTTTCGTCATTCATCTGCATTTCTTTTCCTCCTGTTTTATCCATTGCTCCATGTTCCGGACACTAATATTCCTCTTTTGAACTCAAGCGTCGCCGTTGACCACTTTATCAGTTTCCCGTCGCTGCCTACTTCTAAAGGTTGTTTGAATGTTAGCGTTCCACTTATTGAGCCATCCTCAAAGCTTACATTCCTTAATGTGAAGAAATGCATGTTGATGTCTGCCCCTGCATGTAGCATGTTCGCCTCGTAATTTCCACACTGCTGTGTGCAGTACGACCATTTCATCGTGTACACATCTGCATTCTGCGATTCTTTATTTGACCATGACATATACGCAGTGTTGTACTCAATATCAAAAACAAGTCCTCTCTGACTGTCGTTGTCTTTCATCGTGTTCGTTCCGATTTTTCCGACATAATATGCGTCACGATAGAAATGAGTTCCGTTGTAGTCAAATCGTGTTCTTTTTTGGTTATCCGTAATCGTTCCGGTGTACATTGTGATTCCGGTTGAATCAAACTGCATGTACGAACTGCCGTTATTGAATGCAACTCGGACATTGTATGCGTTCTGTGTGATTAGTGTTCCGAAATCATCGCTGTTCACTTTTTTGTTGACCTCGGAGGTTATTTCCTCCGCAGTCACTTGAATCTTTGCATCCGCATACAATGAATACAATCCTAATACCTCAATATCTGTGATATACACGGGTGCGTTCTGTGTGTATGCGTAAATGTAAATATATTTCGTTCCCTCTGATACCGTGATTTCACGTTCAATCGTCGTGAACTCTTTGCTCTTTAGCGTTCCGGAGGATGTCGTTGAATAACTTCCCAACGCCCCCACCTGCACCCTTGCCGTGTTTTCGTACCCTGCTGCTGTTGCTGCCTTATATCTCACACGGTACGTTCCCGCAGGTAACTTTCCCAGTGTTTGCCGTATATAGGAACTGGTCGTTGATGTTTTCAAAATCTTCGCAACCGTTCCCAATCCGGACACATCCATCACGGCATTGTTCGTCTCATTGCTGTTGTACCAATTATCATCAAGTCCGTTTGAAAAGTCTCCATTCACAACATAGTTGTGCATTGAGTTTTCCTCAACATGCTTTACCTCTTGAGAAATCTCCTCTTTCGTGGCTTTTATCAAGGAATCCATCTGCACGGATGTATAATAATTTTTCAGAGTGTAGGCAACACCTGCCTCGACTGCCTCTTTCGATGCCGTGATTTTGGTTTCAATCTCCTCCGTGGTCGAATAGTTCTCAAGGACTTTCTTGGTTGCCCTGTTGGAGATGGAGACCGCCTCCTCTGTGGCTGCTGCCGTCTCCTCTTTCTGAATCTCTGCGAATGTCTTTCTCGCATTGGAAATCTCAACCGTGTTCTTTTCCGGCGATTCCGGATATTCTGTGATTTTGACAATCCTCTGCTTTTCCCTCGTCCTCGTTTTCTTTGACACAAGTGTGACCGTGTCTCCGATTCCGTATGAGAGAATGTCTTTGTATTCCTCTGACGCTTTCGCAAGGTCGACCACCTCTGCGGTGTATGCCTTGTATGGTCTTGACATTTCCTCAATCTTTGCTGTCGCATCCTCAATCAGACTTGTGGTATTGGTATATCTTTCGTCTTTCCAAACATACGCCTTGATTTTGGAACTGTACTGAAAATTGTCGATGTAATCTTTTCCGGTCAACCATTCCGGTGTGATGCCGTCCTTGCCTATCGGATAGATTCTTGTGTAAAAATCGTATGTGTCCGACTTCAATGATATTTTCCGGAGGTTCAACCCCTCCATGAAATAACACCCTTTGTCGCTGCCTATCCGGTCATATATGTCGATTGTCTTTGTCAGTGAATGGATGATGCACTCGCAGCGGTATGTTGTGAGGCACTTTTGCAGGACATCCCATGCGGTGACACTCTCCTGCTCGTCGATGGTTCTTTTCTTTGTGACGGTACATATTCCGACATGCCATCCCGTACCCTCAAATGCAAACTCAAGACATGCCTTGATTGTCTGCTCCTGTGATTCAAAACCATACGGGAACGCTGTTCCCTCCAACTCCTCGACATTGAGAACTGCTGTGTATTTGTTGAATTGTTCTCCCTTTTCAACCGCTTTGATGACATATTCGTCCGTTTTGGTGTGTATATAATATTCTTCTTTTAACAGGTCAACCAACGCTCCCGCTGCCGGATAACTGAACGACAACTCTTTGTCTCCGGAATCCAGTGTCGTGGTGATTTCCCTGTCCTTGAATCCGGACAATGTTCCGATTCTTTTCTTTTTGTCGTTAAAAATCTGCAATGCTCTCACCTCCTAAATCCACATAGGCGTGTATCTGATAGTCACTCTCGCCTTTGTGTTGGAGAATGTGAGTGCTGTTTCTCCAGTCTTTAATACCGGAAACGTCCACATGTTCACCTTGTCGAATGCATTTGCCCCGTCGATTGTCACAAGTCCTGTCTTTGCATCTATCACAACCGTCTTTCCTGCTGCCAAACTCTCAATGATGATGTCATCCTCTCCCAGTCCGGTGATTGTGTAATTCGTCAAGGCACTCTTTGCATATACCTCCACAACGCACGGAGTGTCTCTTGTACCCACTTTATAGAACGATGCAGAGGTTTTCCCGTCGAATGTGATTGAGAGGTCGTCATCGACGAAAAAGCCGTCAAATTCAAGGTTTACAACGTACCTCTGTTTCACATTCTTTTTTTCATAGTCATTTGATGTGATGAATCCGATATATGTTCCTTTGTAGCCGTCAAGTTCCATCTTGCAAGCCTTTGTGAAATTACTCATGAACTCCGATGCAGCACGGATGATGTTGTTCCTGTCCTTGCCTTTGAAATATATTGACAGTTTCAAATGACCCATCTGAACCTTTGTCTCAAATTCCGTCGGCAGTGCTGCACCCGTCAACCATTCGTATGAATTAGCAAAAGAGGGAGGCTGCACATCGGCGGTCAACTGCTTTGCATCATATTTTCTGATGTCTATTCCGTTTATTTTCATCGCCCTGTTTTACCTCCCTTTTCGTTTATTTGTTACCATTTCCGCATCTACCTTTGACACGGTTCTGCTTGCGATTTCGTCGCCGTCAATGTATGTGTGATTTGTCACATATACAACTTGCGATTTCTGAACTGCATCAAGTTTCTTGTCAAGTATGCTGTTTAATTTGTTGTAAAACTCTGCAAGTGGCAAGATTGCCTCGTCACCCGCCTCGCCTCCTACCATGAGGCTGTTGCCGTTGATTCCGAACACGGTCGGATTTGTCATAATACCACCGGATTTGTACCACTGAATCGAGAATGACGGGAGTGAACCTTTTCCTCCAATTCCGAACGGTGCAACGCCTCCGGACACGCTGATGTGTGGCAAGTTCAAATGTGGCAATGACCATTTGAAATTGAACGCCGATTTGATTCTTGACAATGCACCTGTCACCGTTCCGTGTGCGGATTCCATCTTTGAGGAGAATGATGATTTGATATTCTCCATCGCAGACGATGCGGTCGATTTTGCACTCGCTAATTTGCTTGAGAACGCCGATTTGATGCTGTCAAGTTTCCCGCCTGTCAGAGTGTTCGCCGTACTCATGAGAGAGTTCATTGTGTCCTTTACGCCTGTGAACGTAGCAGACACGATTCCCTTGATTCCCCCGCCTTTTTCACTGTATGCGGATTTCATATTATTGAGTTTCGTTGAAACATTGGACTTTGCTGTCTCCATGAGTGAGGTTGCCTTGTCCTTTATGTTCGTGAAATCCGTCGACCATTTCGTTTTTATCTCCGAAACCTTTGAGGAAAATCCGGATTTGATTTCTGTCAATTTATTCGATGCATTATTTTTCCATTCCGTCATTTTTGTGGTGACGGTGGTTTTCATGTTCTCCCAACCTGTTGAAACATTTGACTTGATGTCTGAAACCTTTGTTGAGAAATTCGTCTTTATTTCATTCAGTTTGTTTGATGCGTTGGTTTTCCATTCCGTCATTTTTGTGGTGACAGTGGTTTTCATGTTCTCCCAACCCTCGGAAACCTTTGTTTTGATTTCCGATGTCTTTTCAGAGAATTTTGATTTGATTTCAGAGAGTTTCCCTCCGGATAAATTATCAACGAATGTGAATCCTGCTGAATAATATCCTTTGATTCCCTCCCATCCGGCAGCAACAACGCCCTTGATACCGCCTCCGTTTTCTTCATAGGCGGTTTTCATGTTCCCCAGTTTTTCCTTTGCCGTTTCGGTCGCTGCCGACATGACATTGTGAACCGTGTCCTTTACGCCGTTGAATACTTTCGATGTAGCTTGTCCTATTGTGCTATTTTTTATGTTGTCACCGATTTCCTTGACCTTATTCGTGACCGCCTCTTTCGCTTTCGTGAATGCTCCCGTGATAGTCTCTTTGATTGCATTGAATTTTTCTTTGATGTTGCCCCACAATTCGGACAGTTTTTCTTTGACCTTATCCCAATTTTTATATAGTGCGACACCTGCTGCAATCAGTCCGGCAATCAGTGTTACAATTAAAATAATCGGACACAATTTCATAACTGCATTGAGTGCCGTTTGTGCCACCGTCATTCCTCCGGTTGTTGCCGTGGCTGCTGTTGTAGCTGCCGTATGTGCTACCGTGGCTGCTGTTCCTGCCGTATCTGCTGCCGTTCCTGCTGCCGTGGCTGCTGTCTTTGCCGTAATCTTTGCAATTATCTTTGCAGCTCCGGACACAAATTTCTGTCCGGTCGTTACCGTGTCAGAGATTCCCTTTGCCACTTTTCCGAATCCGATTGACAACGGACCGATAGCAGCGACCACAAGACCAACTTTGAGAACTGTTTCTTGCTGTGCCGGAGAGAGCGACGTGAACCATTGTGTCAACTCTTGAATCTTTCCGGTCAATTTTTCAATCATAGGTGCTGCGGATGTCTGTGCTGTGGATGCCAGTGTCGACAACGCCAGTTTTGCGTTGTTCATCGCAACCTTTGCATTGTCAATCGGGTCGAGTGTTCCGTTGTAGGTGTCCTCGACTGTTGAACCGTATTCCTCCATTGATGATGAAAGACTGGTGAGGTCAATTCTGTTTTCACGAATTGCCTTTGTCATTTCCGCAGCACCTTTTTTTCCAAACAATTCCGTTGCAATCTGCATCGCCTCGGTCTCTGTCTTTGCGTTCTTGATGCTGCCGATAGTATCTGACAACGCCTCGTCCATTGATTTTCCCTCTGATGTGGCGTTCTGTAATGCTTTTTTCAGACCCGCCATTGCTTGAGTTGAATCAACACCGTTTGCGTCGAATTGAGCCATCAAATTGATTGCTTGAGGCAATGACAATCCCATTTCTTTGAATTGAGCGTTGTTGTCGAGGACATATCCCTCTAATGTATCAACAGAGATTCCGGTTTCCTGTGCCTTTGCCGTGAGCAATCCTAATAGATTCCCTGTCTGTGATGCATCGACGTTCCACGCTTTCATGATTTTGTCAACTTGGTCAACTGACTGTGTGACGTTTGTTCCGTTGATTGTTGCAAACTGTATGAACTGTTTAGAGGTCTTTTCAAGTTCCGTTCCGGTTGTATGGAATCTTGTGTTGACTTCTCCGATTGCCTCTCCTACCGTTGACATATCCTCCGGCATTGTTCCGAAAACATTATCCGCAGACTTTGTCAATCCCTCAAGTGCCTCTCCGGTTGCTCCGGTCTTTGTCACTATGGTGTCATAACCCTCGTCGAGTTCCGTGAATGCTTTGATTGATGCTGCACCAATACCCGTAATTCCGGCAGAGACAGCCGACATTTTCTTTCCGAAACTCTTCATCTTTGTTCCCGCCGTATCGCAAGCGGTCGCAAATTTTTTAAGTTTATTATCTTTTAACTGGTCATTAACATTTTTCAGTTCTGCCTCCATGTTCATGAGGGCAGTCTTTGACTTTTCCGTCTTTACCGTCTGATTTGCAAGTGCGGTCTCTGTCTTTCCGATTGCTGTCTCATTTGCGGTGAACTCTTTCTCTAACTTGTCGAGTTCATCCTTGAGTGCTTTTGACTGCTCGGAGTTCTTTCCGGTCTCTGCCGTTGATTTCTCATAAGCCTCTTTCGCAGCATCAATCTTTGTTTTGAGTTCCTCCTGCTTTGTCTTTTGGTCTGACAGTTTCTTTGTCAACTTCTCCTGCTGCTCACTGTTCAACTGCACGATGTTCTTTTGCACCGTGATTTTTTGAGTGAGCGATTCGGCTTTTGCCTTGAGGCTGTCTGTTTCTGACCCGAACAACTTTGCTTTCGTCGCTGCCGTCGTATATTCCGCAGACAAGACTTTCATCTGCGATGCTGCCGATTTCATTTGTGATTGATAACTGCTCGAATCTGCCGATATTTTGACGCTTGTATAAGCCATTCGGTCGCCTCCTCTCTTACTGATTTTCGTTGATTGTATCTAATTCAAATTTTAAGTAGTCCAACAACGTGACAATGTTCTCTTTCATGCATTGACTGTATGAGTTTTTCAATAGCCGAATCGCAATTTTCACAACACGGTCAACAATTTCCCCGCAGACTTTCCATTGATTTTCCTCCGGTTGTTCATCCTCGTCCTCATATCCGTTTTCACGGTCATAGTCATCGAATGCGGATGCCTCTTTTTCTACCTGTTCAACCTCGACAATGCTCAACATCTTCTCTGCAACAATGTTCTGCATGATGAAATGAACCGTCTTGATTGCCGTCAGAAATTCAACTGCATCAATCTCCCCAACTGCTGCAAGCGACAATTCATTCCCGAACATCTCCTGCATTATCTTTTTGTTGAAAAACATCACTCCGGAGAATTTCTCCGTGTCATTCTTTTCCATGAGACTGATGTATTTTTTATACTGTTCTACCGTTACGGAATTGATGAAAAGTCTCTCACCTCTGCAAGTGACCTCGATTTCCGGTATCACTTGCCACTCTGAAAATTTTTCTCTATCTTCTCCATACGTTTGGTGAGGTCGTCGGCGATTCCCATGTCGATGAACTGGAACTCAAGAATCAAACCTGCTGCATCAAGTCCGGTCTCCGGATTCTTTAATTCCTCAACGGTGAACTGGTCTCCGTATGCTTTGCAGATAAAAAGACCCATCGCCTCAATGTCCTGCTTTGAATATCTCTGTTTTGCGTCGATAACCTCTGCAAGTTCGAGATATTCCGTGTATGTGTCGATTGACATTTTCGGCATTGTAAACTCTTTGTTATTGACTATAATTTTTCTTTTCATGATTTATCCTCCTGTTATATATCCTCTTATTAGCCTAAACCGCCGTTTTTCTCCTGCACTTTGCTGAACCAATTCTTGATTGCCTCTGCTGCCTTTGTATCTTCTGTTACAAGGTTTGATTCATCAACAGAAATCTCATATGCATTGTCAAGACTTCTCTCATAGAATGAACCCTTGACGCTCTTTGTTGTCGGAGACAGTTTTCCCTCTTTTGTGCTTGCCTCCTCGCTGATTCCCTCTGCAAACTTTCCGGCATACAACCACTTGAAATCATACTTTCCGTTGAGTTTTCTTTCTCTCCATCCGACAGCGACCTCCGGTGCTTTGTCGTCTGCCGTCTTTACGAGGAAACCATTCTCATACAACTGACCGAAAAGAATCTGTCTGTCCTGTGGTGCAAGGGCGTTGACCTCAAGTTCGATTTCAGTTCCCTCATATGAATTGATAACCTCCTCTGTTCCGTCGTCAGAGTAGATTTTCTCCGAACTCCATTTTTCATCAACTTTTGCTTTGATTGCTCTTGCCAGTTTGACCGGAGTTTCTGCAACGTATGCTTTCGCATCGTTCTGTGTGAGTTTTGCGATGTAGAAATCTCTACAACCGCAAGTTCTACTTCTGACAATCTTCTGTTCTGTTTCGCTGACCTGTGTTACTGTTTCGCTCATGTCTATTCCTCCATTTCATAAAACTTTGAAAACCTTTGTGCTTTCATATAGATTCCGTCCTCCGGCTTTGAATCGTCTCCATTCCTGCCGTCAAATGAGAAATCATTTTCTTTCATGAGTGACTTGATTTCCCTCGCAAGTTCAACCTCGTCATTCTCTGAAAATATAGTGACCTGCACTGACAGCGTCACTCCCTCTGCATCGTCGTCCGAAAAATTCTCGTCGTTTTCTCCCAAATCCCACAATGTCACATGTCTGTCATGGATGTTTTTGTTATACCATCCTTGCATCACAATGATTCTCCTGTCTGATATTGGTTTCAATGCGTCGGATGCATCTTTGATGATGTCTGGACTGCTGCTCATGCTCTCACCTCATTTCAATGTGTTGTCTAAATATGATTGATATTCCTGTTCTGCGATTTTTTGCAGTTCCGCATCTGCCTCACGCCCTGTTGCATAGATAAATTCTTGAGGTGGGCGATAGATAGTTCCCCAGTTTATGAATTTCACATAAAAATGTTCGCTGTTGTCCGACTTTTCCCATCCAACATCCGCAGACGCTCCGGTGTCTTTCACCTTGACCGCTCCTAGTGGTATGCTGTCCGCTGCATGTGATGTCACGGATGACTTTGAACCAAATCCTCGACCGGACAATTTAATGTCCGCAGATTTCGGAATCTTGCCGGACATGATGTTTTTCACGACTGGTTCGCTTTGCTTTACAATCTTTTGATTGACCTCTTTTATGTCCTCGTCGCTTGCTGCGTCCTCAAATGCTTTCATGAGTTCTTTCAAGCCTTGAAATTCCATCTCAATTTTCACTGCATCACCTCCGGTGTCAGATTATGACACTACGCTCCCACTCTGCATTTCAACTGATATTTCCTGTCGTCTGTGAACATCGGACACGCATCATATATCTTGAACTCAACGCCTTTATACACTGCATAGAACTCTTTCAGATTCAATCTGATTTCCTCCATCTTGTCGCAGGCTCTTGTTTCAAACACAATCGTGTTCTCAAGACCTATCTGCAACGCATTGTATTTCTCGTTTGTTCCCAAACTCTTGACATCGCACCAACATGAGAAAAAATCCTGTTCCTCCTGCTGCCGTCTGCCATCAACAACGCTTGTTGTCTTGCGAATTATCTTGATTCTGCCTGTCATTCTGCTGCACCTCCGTATATTTCTTTCAATAGCATGGAGGAAACGGCAGCAGAGAGCGTTTTCGTGTCGCTCCGGTACTTGTCACGGTTGTCGTACAGTTCTTTCACGGACATAAATGCAAGCAGTTTTTGACGGCTTGTGAGGTTGTTCCGGTCGAAATTCGGAATCAGTTCCGTCATTTCATCCAGTGTCGTGTCAAACATCAATTCAAGGATTTCGATGTCGTCATCATAGTCGATGTGACAATATGTCTTGCATGTAGCAATCAGACCGCCTCTGTACTTCTCTTTTTCTTCATCCGTCATGTTCTCACCTGCTTTCAATAGCAGGACGGATTCACCGCCCTGCTGCCATATTACCCGTTGATAACTTCTGTAATCTGGCCCTTGATGACTGCTCCCTTGTCAACAGGCTGCACATCGAAACGGTCACGCACCTTGATTCCGGTCATGTCCTTATCCCATAAACCCGCACCTTTGTCATTGAGGTCGATTGTGAGGACATTTCTGTCAAAGAGTGTGACTGCCTCTTTTAAGTCACCGCAGAAAATAGGATGCTTGTACCCGTCGATTGTGTGACCATCGGTGTTCATAATCTTCTCGGATGCAAGAGTTTTCTTTGATAATTTGATGATAGGATATTCACCGAAAAGCATCTTTCCCTTTGTCTGCTGTGTCGGGTCTTTCTGTAAAATATAGTTGCCGTCTTTATCCTTTAACTTGTCAAGGTAGTTGAAACCGCTCTGATTTGTGATAACAACTGCATTGTCAGCGATTGCAGGGTCTAACTGCTCATTGAAAATGTCCTTGAGGCTGTCAAGGTTCTCGACTGTGACCTCTTTCTCTTTTGTCATCTCGTTGAGTACCTTGAGAATCATTGCGTTACGGGTTGCCTTTGTTTTCTTGGCAATCCATTTGTTGATGTATGCCATGATGTTGGATGCTGTGTCCTCAAGTAACTCTGCTGTCATCTTGAGGATTCCACCCTTTTTCTTTACCTTGTACTCAATCGGTAAAAATTCCGGTTCGTCCATCTCCGGAAAATCCGCAGCCTCGTCAACATTGTCAAATGGTGTTGATTCTGCATCAACCTCAATGTTTCGTGTTCCTGTCTTAGTTGTTACGCCCTCGACATTGACATACTGTTCAAGGTTGTCGGATGAACGACGCAACTCGATGATGTCTGTTCTGATGTCCTCCGGAATTGTCACGCCGATTCCGACCTCTCCCTCACTTCCTGCGGTTGTGTCGGATGTGAGTGCATCCTTGTACACCTTGATGTCTGCCTCGTCTGCCTCTTTGTGCAGGAATCCGGCTTTGACAATGTTGACAAATGATTTCACGATGTTCTTTTTGTCCGGCTTGACATCCTCGCCGACCTGCTTTGCAGTTCCATCCTTGACCTTGTTCTCGATGCCGTCCTGCTCGTCCTCGTCCAAATCATAGAGGAGGTCGAATCTGTTCTGTAATTCTACGAGTTCCTCCTTTGCTGCTCTTGCCTTGTCGAGTTTTCCATCGTTCACAAGGCTCTTGACTTCATTTTTCTTGTCGTTAATCTGCTTTAATAACTTCTGTAATTCCTTATTCATGACTTTCTGTCCTCCATTTCTTACATACCATAAAGGTATAAATCATCAAGAATCTGCTGCTTTTCTGCCTCGATTCTCTGTTTCTCTGCCTCTGCTGCTGCATTGTTCCGGTTTTCCAATTCCGCAATTACCGCATCGACAATGTCCTTTGTGTCGATTCCCTTGAGTGCCTCCGGAATATTGTTGTATTTCTCGAAAAAGTCAGATGCACACGCTGCAACTGCTGCCTTTTCCTCGATTTCAACATTGAAATACTGCTGCATCTTCTTACTGTCGAACCATGTCTCATTGCTCATGAGAGATTGAATTTTGTCTCTTGTGACACCCTCCTGCACATGCTCCATGTAGACATCAAGAATTGAATCCTCGCAGAGATTCAACTGTTTTATGACTGCCTTGAAATCATCTGCGTTTCCGTATGCCATGCACAACGGTTTGTGAATCATTGCTTGAGCACCTGTTGCAAAATGCAGTTCGTCACATGCAAACATGATGACTGATGCAATGGATGCAGCCATTCCGTCAACATATCCGACTTTGTGTCCGTCATATCGCTTTAACTGGTTGTAGATTGCCAGTCCTGCAAATACATCTCCACCGCCGGAATTGAAATAGATGTCAATGTCCTCATATCCATCTAACTGGTTGAGGAAATCTGCGATGTCCTGCGGACATCTGTCCTCCTCGTACCACATGGATTCCCATGTCGCTGATACAATGTCACCGTAGAAATACAAGGAACATCTGCTCTGCTCCTCGTCCTGCTCTAAATCCAAATATCCGACATTTTCAACTTTCCCGCTGCGTTTATTCTTCTTTGTAAAATCAAAACGTCTCTTTTTTGGCATGATTATTCACCTCCCTCCTGTTCATCCTCGTCCTCTGCCTCGTCGGTTTCGTCCGGTTCCGCTCTGTGTCCGGCTGCTCTGTGTCCGGCTCTGTTTCTTCCTCCGGCTGTTCCGGTTCATCGGCGTTCTCCTGTTCGGATTCGCCTTTCAAATATGCTGCACCCGCCATCGTCAACGGTACGATGCTACCGTTCGCAAGTAGGACATCGCCTCCCTCCGCATCTTCCATGTCGAGTTTACGTCTTGCCTCATTCGGTTTCATAATCATTCCATTGACAGCGTTTCTCAAATATTCCATCTGTGTTTTTGAATCGGTTCGGAATAATACTTTTTCGTTGAATTTGTAATAATATCCGTCGTCTGCATCTTCATCCGGCAGCATTTTGAAATTGATTTCCTCCTCATACTGCTTGATGATGAACAGTTCTGTGTCAACGTAGAACGATAATTGCTGCATTTCGCTGTTACTATATGACGACTTTGAATAGTCGTTGATTTGATTCGGTTTCACTCCGAACGCTCCGGCGATTTGCAGGGCATTATATTTTTTCAGTTCAAAGAACTGTGAATCAGTCAGTTTGATGTCGAGGGGCGTGAGTTTCATTCCTAACGGAACAGGCAGAATTTTTCCTGTATTCTTTGCCCCGCTGCCGAACTCCTCAAACGATTTGACAAGTGCCTCTTTTGCCTTTTCGTTCAACTCTCCCGTGTATTCGAGTGTTGCTTTTGCTGTCAGACCACTCTCATACAAGTTATTCATGAACGCCTGTGATTCGGATGCACCTGCAACCGTGTCTCTCAAAATCTGCTGCACTGGTAGTCCTGTGATTCCGTCGAAACTGAATGATGTTTTGAAATGCATCACCTCGTCCGTGCTGAACACATATTGACGACCGGATGTCGGGTCTGTGTAGACGTACCACAAACGCCCCACTCCTGCGAATATCCCTGCATCGTCAACGACTATCTGCACACAATTTGACTGCATGACCCACAAATCAACGATTTTTATTTCACCGCCGAATTTCTTTCGGTCAAACTTCTTTCTCATATACACATAGCCGTTTCCGTAATGGTTGCGGTTGATTTCAACCGTGTTCCAAAATGTTGTTGGTGTCATGAACGGATTCGGTCTTTTTGAGAGCAGTTTCGATGTATCTGTCGCCTCTGCCTCAATGATTCCCTTGTCCGTTTTCTGATAATATTTGATAGGCATTTTCGCAAGGGTCTCCGACAGCATCTTGAGACAAGTGAAATATGTGACCTCTGATGTCGGTTTTCCTTTTCTTTTCAATCCTATTCGCTCAAGGAACGACGGTGAGTTCAATGTCATTTTCCCTCCGTCGTTCTGTGGTTCGCCTCTCCACCAATTTGAAATTTTTACTCCTAATCTCTGAAACGGATTCATTTATTTCTCACCGCCTTTCTTCATGTATTTTTCATATTGCTCAAGCCATTCATTGACAGTTTCGTTCACGTCCGGGCGGTATTCCTCTTTCATTGCGTGTTTCCATGCGTCGATGATAGCGTCAATCGGGTCGATTCGTTCTGTCGTGATGTCCTTATCAATCTTTATTTCGCCGTAGTTGTTTGAAATGGTCTTTGCGTTCGCAATCGACCAAACAAGCAGACTGTCGACCGGAACAACTATCTTGTTGCCCTCTTTGCCGACTTCCATTCCCTCAATCTCCACATTGCCCGCAAGGATTTCAAGTCTGAAATCAACGGTCGCATCGTTCAACTTTTTTGCTGTCTGCGTGACAGAGATTGAATCGAATCCCATCGCCTCAAGGTCTGACAGGAACGCCGATGCGTTGTGCGGGTCGTAACAAATCAACTGCGGTTTGAGGTTGTATTCTCTCACCAAATCCTCAAGGTATTTGATGATATATTTGTAATCTGTCTTGATTCCTCCCAGTGTTTCCGTTACCGTCACAAGACCTTTTTCAATCCATACGTCGTATGGTACTTTGTCGGTCTTGATGTGTTCATCCACCCTTGAGGACGGAATGAATGAATGTGTGTGAACAAAATATTTTTTCGTGTCCTCCACCATGAACGGAATCACGATTGCGATTGATGTCAAGTCGCCTCCGGATGACAAGTCAACTCCGACATAGCACTTTGACCCTCTGAAATCCTTGAGTGATTTCAGAACGGCACATGCTTTCCATGATGCAATGTCCTTGATGTACAGTGAATTTGACCACTGCATCCACATATTCAACTGCTTTACAAGGAAATCTCTCAAGTCCTCCCCGCCCATATCACGGGCAGTGTGTGCAATCGGAATGAGGTTCTCAAGTGCATCCCTGTCAAACTCAAGAATCGGGTTCGCTTTTATCCAGTTTTCCGGTGTGTACCTGTCATCGTGTTCGTCCATCTGTGCGATGTAGACAAATTGACTGTCATTCTCGAAAACGCCCTTGAGTAGATTGCAGCAATACTCATACAATTTGTAGCACGGCGACTTGAGGTCGAACCCTGCTGTCGTAATGACTGAAATCAACGCCGACTTGAGTTTCTTGATACCGCCCTCAAGCAGTTTGTACATCTGATTTGTTTTGTGTGCGTGATACTCGTCGACGATTCCCAAATATGCACGGTGTCCGTCAAGTGACTTTGTGTCTCCGGACAACGCTTTGATTTCCGAATGTGTCAGCAAACAGTCAATCGTGTGGTTGTGGTCGTGAACCTTGAACCACTCTGACAAATCCTCGTCGGAATTGATGAATTTTGCGACCTCGTCAAAAACTATGTTCGCTTGGTCTTGCTTTGTAGCCGTACAAAATATTTTTCCGTACTTGTACCCGTCAAAATTGCCGTAATAACACGCCAAAATACCATTGATGAACGATTTTCCGTTCTGTCGTCCTAATTGCACATAGGATGTTCTGAATCGTCTGTATGACTTTTCCTTTGTTCTCCATCCATTGAGCGACCCTAAAATGAAACACTGGAACGGATATGCCGTCACATGCTCATTTTCCTCGCCCTCTGCAATGGTCAATTCCTCTGCGAAATTGATGATTTCCTCCGACTTTTCAACGTCGAAATAGTATTTGTACGGTGCTGCTTTCGATTTTTCGATGTCGTCAAGATGCCTCTGACATGCAAGACGGACATATTCTCCGGCTGTTATCTTGCCCGATACGACATCAAGGGCGTATTGTGTGCAGCGGTCTTGTGTTTCTCCTGCTTTTGCCATGCCTTAATTTGCATATTTCGCAAATTTGTTCTCCGGCTTTTGCTGTTGTGGTTTCGGTACGACCAAACGGCAGCGGGAGGAAACTGTCAGTCCGAAATCTGATGCTCCCTGCCTACACTGTTTCATGCAGCGGTCTTGAATAATCATGAGGCGTTCTCTTTCTCCGGAAACGACCTGTCTTGTACCGACCTGCACACGTTCTTTTTCGCCCGTGTCCGGATTTTCCCGCATCTCATAGACTGGAACATCCTCCATCAATGGAGTTGCTCTGATTTGCTCTGTGATTTCGATGTACTGCGTTTGTGCAATGAGTAGTCTTGCCAGTGCATCGCAATCAAGGTTTGAAATCAGTTTGATTTCGAGTAATTCTTTTGCAATCTTCCGGAACTGTTTCTTTTGTTCCGGTGTCAAATATGACGGAGGTCTCACTTTGTCGCATGGTGCTGTGACCTCGGCGTTTTTTCGTGCCTCAATCTCGGCTTTTGTTAGGTGTTTTCGCCCGTTCATCACAACCAAATCTGTAGGTTGTCTTTGTCCTGCCATGATGCAACAAACCTCCTTTCCGTCAGTATTTCAGTGCTTTTGTGTCACATTCTGACACCTCTTTCGGATATACCCATCTACTGAAATTCTCGTGGGGAGTTTTCTCCAAGGAAAAGAGGGGGTGCGACTAAAAACGAATCGCACAAAACTTTTTTATATCCCCCTGCCTCTCGAAAATGGTACTCAATCAGTGACCTCAACTGTTTTTGTGTTGCTCTCATACTTGCTTTGCTCTGCTTATACAGAGCAGTGATTGTGTTGTGTGTCTTATGGTTGAGAGGTATGAGGTTGAACGGATTCAATCGCTGTTCCCAGTCGTCCTCAAGTTCAATGATATGGTGAACCGGATTGCATGTGAGCAACTCATGCTCGACATATAGTGCGTATATATCTACATTGTCATAGACCTCAATGATACGCTCCCGCATTGCCCGCCATTCCTTTGATACATAGAACTCTGCTGCTCTCTCGTCTCGCCGTGTGTTGTTGTATATCATGTGTCTCGACTGCTGCCGATGCTCACACTCCTCGCACATCTTCATTGACTGCGGAATCAACTTCCCACACCTGCATGATTTCAATAGCATCTGTGTTCTCCTCTCTTGCTGTGTTCTCCTGCTGTGTTATCCACAAGAGACGGGCAGTTATGCACATGACTGTGTATATACCACCCGCATATAACAGGAGGGCAAACAGGCAAGAAAAAAGCGACTGCACATCTGCAATCGCTCGTCTCAACTGTTCACGCTAACATATTATCACGTTTATTTTGTCTTTTGTTCACCCACTTTTTACCCCTGTTTTCGCCCTCATTTCACCCTGTTTTCACTCCGTTTTTATCATTTTCAATCGCTTTTGCACCGAATAACTTGATTGACAACCGCTGAATCATCACCCTGCACCACTTTTTCGGTGAGTTGCGTCCGCATCCTGTCTCCCTCACTATATCCTCGTATGACATGCCCTTTATATAGACCGCCTCAAGAGCGTCGTATTTGTACCCCTCACCTGCTGCCTCTGCATCTTCCTTGAGCGATGCAAGAGCCTTTTTCAAGTGTTCAAACAGAATGACCGTCTCTGCACGGCACTCTCTGACCGATTGCAAGAACGCCTTTTCTGCTGATATGTTGTATTTGCCTATATCCGGCACTTGAGAGGTCTCTGATACTGCCTCGTTGATGTATCGTTCCATTTCACGATAATTTTCAAGATATAGCAAGGTTTTTTCAATGACCGTCTGCTCCTTTTCCTCTTTCATGCTTTTTCCTCGCTTTCTGCTTTCTTCTCATAGGCAGACCGTGCATTTTACGCCAGTTATTCGTGTTTTTGCGATTTTCCGCATCTCTCAAACTGCTCATTTTCAAAATTGCCGTTTTTGCCTGTTGCAAAGTCGTTCCCATTCGCAAAACTGCCTCAACGAACGCCTCTGCTGTTGTTTCAATCTTGATTTCCGGTTCTCTCTGTTTTTCCGGTTTCGTGACATCCGGATTTGCGGTCGCTTTATCTGCTGCCGTCTCAATAATGCCCGAAATCTCTTTTTCCGTTTTTCCCATCGCCCGAAATCTGTCAATTATGCCTTTTAAGATTCCCATATTATCACAACCCTCCTTTTCGCTTACATAAAAGGCAATTCGCCGTCGACACCGTCCGGAATGTTCATGAATCCGTCTCCTGCATCTGAATATCCGGCATTTTCTGCCTGTTCTCCTGCTGCCCTCTTGCTTTCTGCAAATTCCTGTTCCTCAATCACAACCTCGGTCGTATATACCTTTTGACCGTCTCTGTTGGTGTATGAACCTGTCTGAATCCTGCCTGTTGCAGCAATTTTCGTTCCCTGTTTCAAATACTTCTCTGCAAATTCTCCATTTTTACCGAATGCGACGCATGATATGAAATCCGCTGACTGCTGCCCGTCTCTTGCACCTCTGCGGTCGACCGCCAGTGTATAACGTGCCACGCACATGGATTCCTGTGAACCGTTCTGCTGTGTATATCTGACATTCGGGTCTCTTGTGAGCCTACCCATCAATATGACTTTGTTCATTCTCTTTTTCCGTCCTTTCTTGAATCAATCTCTCGTATAAACGCAAATCATCCGGCGGGATGTCGAGATTCCAGTCTCTCGCAAATTCTATCCCGCCGATGAATGCCTCTTTTTCTCTATCAGTCATTTTCTCGCTGCATGACATATTCATTTTGCATTTTCTGCAATCTGACAAGTCCTTTTTTGAACTCAAGGTCATCACCGTTCATGCAGACATCGAATATTTTCTCATAGTCGACAATGTGCGTCTTGATGAACTCTGCCTCTGCTGCCGTCCGGCTTTCGTTGATGAACATTCCCTTGACTGCCTCTTTTATCATTTCGCAGTGTGTCCGTTCCTCCTCCGTTGTTGGAGGCGTGTTCGCAATCATATTCTCATAGGCTTTGTCGATTGCTGCTGCAATGAGTTCTCTCCAACCTTTGCCCTTTTCTCCAATCAACTGACACTCGATGTCCTCGAAACTGTTTCCCTGCCCTGCTGCCGTGATTCTGATGTCCTTTTTGCCCTTTGCTGCAATCAGAATCAAATCGTCATCGTATGCCTCCATGTAGTAGTCAAATTTCGCATCAAAATTCGCATTCGGATTGATGATGATTTCCGGTTGACTGCTGCCCTCTGTCTGAATGCTCACGCCGATGTATTTCGCATCTGTTGCCTTTGCATTGATAAATATTGCCTTTAATTCGCTTTTGTTCATGCTGCTCCTCCATTCACTAATCTATTGAGTAACTGTTCATACATGGTTTTGTATGTATCTCTTTCAGTCTGCAATCTGATTGTTTCCTCTGATGATGCCATATTCGCAATTTTCTTGTTTTCCTCAACATAGACTGCTGCATCCTGTTCAATCTCTGTGATTGCATCCTCATGCTCCTGCTGCAACGTCTCAATTTCTCTCTTGAGACTGTCGATTTCCTCCTGCTGCTCTTTGATTGTCTCGTTATACTTCTTTGTCGTCTTGATTCCACCGTCCAACTGCAAGGAAATCATGAGAGCAATGTCAATGTTCTCCATTTCCTTGTCTGTACACTCTCCGATGTATGTTCCTACATGCTCCGTTGATACCGAATAAACCTGCTCACACAATACCGTGCTGATTCTGCCTGTTGACCTCACTGTCACATGTGTCGGGAGGTCTGTTTTTGGCTGTGTAGTCATATATACAACCTCAACAACATTGCTGTTCTCATTGTTCTTGTTGTTGCTAACCACTACCGCCGGACGGCCTGCGTGTTGTTCGCTCCCGTTGTAGGATGCCTCCCCTCTGCTGATATAGAACATTTCGCCTCTTTTGATGTCATTCATGATTATTCCTCCTTTTCATCATCTTTCATGAGTTTTGTTGCCATGATGCAATATCCGTCCTCAATTCCGGTGTAGTCCTCAAGCATATATGTGACAAGTACCTTGACCGTGCGACCCGTGTTCTTTCCGTCCGCAAATTCCATCATTTCAAGAATATCGCCCACTTTATAGCCTCTGTCATTCTTCCGGAGTTCAAATGTCTTGATTCCATTTGCCACATCATCGAAATATGTTTTTGCAAGGCGTATCTGATGCACTTTCTGTCCTGTTTCCTGTGTATCTGATGGGAGGTTCTGCATCTTCTCCTCCTGCTCCATCTCACGGAGTTTTTTCTTTGTCTCACGGTCGATTGCATCCTGTTCCTCTGAATATCTCTGCTCGTCGGTCTTGTATGCCTCTGTACGGTTCTTGTACTGGTCGCATGAGGTGCATGTTCCGGTCTTGACGTTGCATGTCTCATATTCGGTGCAAGAATAACATATTGATGTGATTCCCTCCGGATGTGGTGTTTCGTAATCGTCGCCCGCTCTCACCTCCGGCGGGTTCATGCCAATTTCTGCCTCTGTGTCGGATTCTGACAACTGCTGCCCTGCTGCCCTTTCTGCTTTCATGTCTTTCACATCTTTGTGCGTGAGTTCTCCGGTTTCTGTGAATTTCCCCAGTGCCTCCCTCTGCTCGTCCTCTGTCATCCCGCTCAATTCATAGGCTGCGGAAAATGTGAGGCGTTCGCCCTTTAGTTCCTCTTTCCATTCCGGAATCAGATTGTTATTGACTGCCTCTATTTGAGCAACCTTTGTTTTGCTCATGTGCAGCATTGAGGAAATCACCTCTCTCAATCGTCCGGATTGCAGGTCATATCCCTTGATTTTCTTTCCCGCTGCTTTCATACGCTCAAGAGATGCCTTGAGGCGTGTTTCCTCCTCAATCATGTCTGAAACGGTCTTTGTACGGTATGCATTCGCAATTATGATTTCAACCTGCTCCTCGTCATCGTCCTGCGGTGTCGTCAATTTACTGGTCGCAAGTTCAAATTCTTTATATCCCTTTGATACAAGATACTTGAGAGCCTCCCACCGTCTTTCACCTGCCACGATTCTATATTCGCCCTTTTCGCACGGTGCATATACAAGTTCGAGGTTCTGTTTCAGTCCATACATGAGGATGTCTCCTGCCAGTTCCTCAATCTGCTCTACACTGTAAAAATTCATATCATTCTGGTACATCTTGAAAATTGAGATGTCCTTTGTCCGGAATCTTGCTCTCGGAGATTCGTCAATCCCCGCTTTGCTGTTCTTGTTGAGTGCGTCTTTCACGCTGAATCCTGCTGCCATCTGTTCAACCTCCTGTCATTACTCTGTGAGTTTCTGTTTCTTTGTCTCTGTACGCTCGACGTTGATTTCACCCTTTGCATTCTGTGAAATTGATGCTTTGACCCCCCCCTCGGAGGTTCAATGTGGCCTTTGCAAGTCCTCCGGTGTAAATCTCCTCGACTGCTGCCTTTAAGATGTTCACGATGCCCTCACCGCATCTCTTGTCCGGTGCTGCATTCTCTCCAAACAAGGCAGATACATTCATCATTGCTTTTTCTTTTCTCTGCCTCTCTTTCTGATACTCGACCGCCTCTGTGCAGTTACATGTCATTGTTGCCTGTTCCTCTGCCTGTGGTTGCGTCAGTTCCTTGTCGGTCTCAATCTGTACCATCTGACCGCAAAACCTGCATTGTGCTGTTTTGATAATGTCTCCCATGCTTATTCCTCTCTTTCCGGTCTTATGCGGCCTCATGCAATATTATTTTTCTGAATATGCTCTCGAATATTGGAACGGCGATGCTGTTTCCTGCTTGGTCGTATAGTGCTTTGTAATATTTCCCGTTCCTCTGCTGAACTGCTTTCGCTCTGTCGAAATCCTCGTCGGTATATCCCATCAATCGCCAACATTCTCGCTCTGTTAAATACCGATAACGTCCATCGCCTCGGTCGATGACTTGTGCAGGTGTCCGGTCTTGTCTTGTCGTGATTGTATATGCACAATCTGTGATAACCGTTGCCCTGCGGATGCCTTTTTCTCCGATGCAAGCAAGCACGGACGGTTGTGTCACATCGTAAACATTCGGAACGCTTGCGTCATCCTCAAGAAATTCCTGCAAGTTTCGCATCGGTGTCCTTATAAGGTCGTTAAACTCAAATCTCTCTCCGTTTAGAACGGAAACCGTGAACACTCGCTCTCTCGCCTGTGGCAATCCGAACTCTCTTGCATCCAGTACCTCAAAATTATTCGTATATCCTAACCGTTCCATTTCGACCATGTACCTGTCAAAATTCGGTCTCATGTACTTTGATTTCACATTTTTCACATTTTCCCATATTACATAACGAGGTCGCCATTCGCCCATGTTCTCGATGATATGTATTGTCTCCCACATAAGGGAGGAACGTGTTCCGCTGCCCTCGTCTGAACCTTTTCCTCTGTTGATTCTGCCCTCTCCGGTCGCTTTTCCTTGATGTCCTGCGATGCTCATATCTTGGCAGGGAGAACCATGAATCAGAATGTCCGGTTTCAAGTTCCATCCGACGACCGTCTGTGTTTTATATGCTAATTCCTCACGGAACATCGAATTGTATGACTGTACTGCTTTTTCATTGATTTCCACGTAATCAATCGCTTTTGTCGGAATGTTCAAATTTCTCAAGGCACATCGAGGCGACCCAATTCCTCCGAACAATTCAAGGATTTGTATTGTCTCGTTTTCCATGCCTTACCCCTCCATTTCCTTGAGCAACTCATGCACAACGCGTCTGTAATCTTGAGACACAATCCCACGCTTTGAAAATTTCGGGAGCGGTATCATTGCTGTTGTGGATTTCTCTGCGATGATGGAACGGCGAATCGGCGTGACAAACATGTCAAATCCGGATTCTGCTTTCAACCATTCCTCAACCTCAAGAGAGGTCTTGTTTTTCTGTCGCATTGTCATGAGTGCCTTGATTCTCAAATCCGGATTGATGTCTCTCAAGTCCTCAATCTGTTCCTCAAGGTTCTGCAATGCCTCGATTTCATATCCTCCGACCTTTACCGGAGCGATGACGAGTTCTGCTGCAATCAGAATATTGATGACTACCATGTCAAGCAGTCGGCCACAATCACAAATGCAATAATCGTATGCATCGGAGACCTCCTCCAACGCCTCACGCATCCTTGTGACTTGATTGTCCTCCGACTTGAGCAGCAGATTCATGTCGGTTTTCATGAGATAACCGTTCGCCGGAATGATGTCAATGTGCGAATAGTCGGTCGGTTGAATCAAATCGCCCGTTTTATATGTACCTCCGACGCATTCATGTTTCTCAAGCAGTTCACTCATGCCGATTCCGTCCGGTTCATATACTCCGAATGTCTTTGATGTGTCTCCCTGTGGGTCTCCATCTAACACAAGCACTCTTTTTCCCTGCTCCTCGCCCAACATGTAGGCGATTGAATCGGATGTCGTTGTTTTCCCGATTCCTCCTTTTGGTGACATTACTGCAATGATTTTCATGTCTTTTCCTCCTGTTTTCCTGTTATTGTCCTGTTGTAAATAAATTGTGTAATACAGTTTCATTTGCAATTCTTGAAACTTGAAATCCGGCGTTTCGTCCGGTCGTAGTGGTGACATGAGGTTCAATTCTTTCCATTTCCTGTGAGTAATCTCCGGAACTGCTCTGAATTTCACAACCTCGTCAAATTTATACTGTTCATAGAGTTTGCAGTTCGTGTGACCGACCTCCGGTGCAAATAATGCAAGATACCCGACGAATATCTCCTCGTCTCCCTTGATGATTCGCAGCATGTCCGCACTCTCTAATGTGTTGAGTAAATCCGCAAGCGTCATGACCTGCCTCCCTTGACTTTCCCGTCCTTGAGGATGCTGTTGTTCGGGATGCTCATTTTGTTGTTGAAATCCTCCTCCGGACAATAACACAACGTAAGATTCAAATATTCCTCAATGACTTTGATTGCCTCCTCTGCTGAATAGCAGGTTGCGACGAAATGTCCTGCTGCTGCCATGTCTGCAAGGAACTCTTTTTGCGTGTCCTGCTGCCTGTTGTTACCGAATTTCATTTCAACGAACAATCCGCAGTATGAGCCTTTCGGATATGGGAGGCACAAATCAGAAACACCCACCTTGACACCCATCTGCTTGAATTTGACTGCCTCCTGCTTGTTTCTGCTGCCTCCGTTCGGTACATGGAACAACCATCTCAATTCCGGATAACGGTTCATGTTCCAATTCGCCCACGACACAACATTGATTTGCTCTGTGTCCTCACTTCTCATTGCATATTTCATATTCATTTGCCTTTGCCCTCCTGTCTGCATGCGTCATAATATTCGCAGAACAAACAAATGTGTCTGCAATCCTTGACCTTGAACATCCATGTGAACCGTTGCAGCTTGTACCGCAGTATGTACCCGATTTGTGCAATGTACGGATGTTTCTGTCTGTATGTTTTCATTTGTCCTGCTCCTCCATTTCTAAAATCATAAAAGCATGTATGAAAATGCTCTTGTGTTTCTTGCCGAACTGGTCTTTTGCCGGAGGCACTTCATGCATGTTCTCAATCGTTCTCTCTGCCTCCCACCATCGGCGTGTTTTCCCGTCTCTCGAAATCGGTTTGAAATGTACCTTGACCGTTCCCTTGACGACGGAAAACTGGTCTCTGTCTACCCACAGGATGTCATCGAATCCCGCTGTCTTGACTGCTGCCTCCGCTTTTCGGAAATACCTCTCTTTCGATTCCGGTTTCCAGTCAAACCTCATTTCCCGACCACCTCCTCAATCTCTTTCATTCTCTGCATGATTGCCGTGTTGTATGAATAGACATACACGCCGTTGTTCCACAAATGTTCCCTTGCACCTCTTTCACCGTAGTTGTACGCTGCAAGTGCATCCTGCACCGTTCCGTATTTCTTGAGGAGATACGAGAGGAAATCAATCCCGACTTTCACATTCTGATATGGGTTCATGAGGTCGATGCAGTTCAATTTCTGCATCCGGTCGGTGTGCCATTTCTCATATATCTGCATATATCCCTTTGAGTTCCCGTTGTCTCCGGTCTTGTCGAACTCATATCCGGATTCATACTCTATGATTGCCAATACAAGGGCATACGGAACATCGTTTTGCTTGCATAGACATCTTGTGTATATCTGCATTTTCTCCGGAAAATAGCCTTTGTCTGCATACTTCTCCGGCAGGTCGTAGAACACGAATCCCTCAAGGTCATCACTCCCCCAGTCCTCGGACATGGTATCAAACACCTTGTATTTGTCCTCGATGCTCTCTGCCGTCTGTGTCATTGTTTCCGGATTCTGTATCACTTCCGCTTGCGTCGTCTCCGGTTTTTCCTCCTGCCGCTCCGGTTCTTTGACATTGAACAATATCACGCAAAATCCTATCAGTAATACCGCAATCAATGTGATGTGAAATGCATTATATAAACCTGCTCTTTTCAATGCCCGTCTTATCCGTCTTATTCGTCTTTTCACCTGTCGACCTCCTTTTCCGCATTCGTGCATGTATATAAAACATGCAATTAAAATCGTTGTAGTACACTGCTGCATTCGTGAAATCCATGTCCGGATACCACTTTTTCAATATCTCCGGAATGGAATCCCTATCCTTGACCATCTTGTCAACGAATGAGCCTATTTTTTTATAACTGCCTCCTGCTGCCGGACGTTTGGAATGAACGACCTTGATTCGTGGGTCTCTCAATCCCTGTGAACTGTTCCATCTCTTTTCCGACGGAACACGGTTCTTTTCCTCGACGATATAATTCGCCATACCGGACAGACCGTTTTCGTCCGTCTGCAATCGGCGAACCTCATTCCTGCTTGACTGTTTCCAACAGGATTCAACCGTCTCTATGTCTAACGCTCCATCCATGACAATGTGATGATGCCATCTGATTTCCGCATCCGGATTGTATGCGGTCACATAGACATATTTCGCATTCGGGAGACCTCTCTTTTTCCTCTGATAGTTGATGCGTCGGATGTACTTTTGCACATTCTTGATTGCTGCATCCACATCCCCGTCCGGCGGGAGATGCTCGTCATCATAGGTCAATGTCATCCAAATATCACGGTCACTGAAATTCTCAT